GGCTTGGTCACACTGATGATAGTAGAGAAGTACTGTGTGGTGATATTCTCAGAAGCGGTGAGGCTGATGGTGATACCCTCCTCACCATCGGAGTTGTACACTGTCTTACCATTGGCATCCAGACCCTTGACCAGCACGAAGTTGCCGACATTGCGATCGTCGGCGTTGGGGACTTTGATCCGCACACGGAAAGAGGTATACGGCGAATCCTTGTAGGTGGCGTGCCCATCCCCTTGGTCGGTGACGATGTCAGGCCCATTGTACGCAGTGACATCGATCTCCCCCGGACCACTGGGGTTGTAGGCGTACCACCTTCCGTACGGGATACGCGGGGTCTTATTTACCGTGATTCCAAGGATCGATTCGCAGCGGCGGGGCAGGGTGATATACTTCTCAGAAGCATCGAGGTCCACCTCGACCAGCATACCCTTCCACCGACCGCTGACGAAGAACCGCTCGCAGATCTCGTTGATGCGAGCGGGTACGGCGATGCTGTCAGGCCCGTCCGGACTGACATGCTGGTGTAAAAGTTGACGGGCTTGGGAAAGGGTCATTTTGCTGAATTCTAGTAAATCTCAGGTATAAGTCAACATAAGTTAATCATGTTAAGTTGGTCGTAGTTGGGTTCCCGTAGCCTCGTCGTATATAGGACCACCCCCATCACCCGGATCGTAGGCCCAATAACGCTGGGCTGTGATTGTTACAGTGGTTCCACCTTCTATGGTGGGAAGTTCCCACCAGTAGAGAGGATTTGTAATACTATAGTTAAGGAAACTAATGGTATATGTACCACATTCTCCGTTACCGCGATCAAAACTTTCGAACGTTTCCGAGTTACTTAAATAAAAAGGTACTAAATAATAGTCTACCCCATTAATATTTCCGTCATAAATAGGAGAAGCCCCATTCATAAAAAAATCAGTCTCGGTATTACCGACATCGTGAAAATCCCATTGTTCCGAAACCTGTGGGCAAACTAGCTGGTTCTCTTTTACTACAAGCCCATCAAAAGCCGTAAGTACTCGATCCGCTGTATACTCTACATTCTCAGGACTACCGTCAACCATTGTTACAATATGAGTTTTAACAACTATCCTAAACTCTCGTACTCTCCAGTAGAAAGCCATGGCCATATCCCTAGGCATGGATATCCATCGTTCTTTAGTAACAGTGATACCAATACTTTGTAGTGCGTCCGAGAATGCCTGCCATGTAGTACACCCACCCCCATTAACGAACAGCCCGATCTGTCGTACCCTAGCCATATACTAAGCCTGTCTTGCCATTATGTAGTACTGCCTAGCTTGTCCATTTACGCACACATTGAATAGGATAAATGGCATGCCATTGATATTTTGTTTACCCTCATCGCCACCCGTTGTCGTACCACCACCGCCACCTGAAGATCCCGCAGCAGTACTGCCGCCAAAAGACATCCCGCCAAATACTGGCATACCTGATCTTCCGACCTCGCCTTTGCGATACGTATCTACAACGATCGGCGCATTCTGTGTGAATGCCTGTATCGGCGTATAGTTTGGGTTGCCTAAATTTTCTTCATTCATGTAGTAACGTATGCTGATGTTATGTGGGCTACGACTGCTGACACCCGCACTAGATCGTATTTATAGGATTCTGTCTCTACTGATACCAAATAATCCCCCGCAGGAAATACAGCGTGGCTACCTGTTTTATTGTTGCCTTTTACTTTGTAAGTTCCATCTAACGTTGGAGCATCGGCTGTCAGTTGATTTCCGGTATAGCTGAATGGACCTATAGTAGTTGTAGTTGGGTTTATTGTTAAATTACCATGTAGGGTAGCTGGCAATGTTACGATATTTGTAGACAGACTGGTGTTGTAGCTAGTGCTGTCTGATGTATTCGGTGTGTCAGTACTGTCTGGGGGTGCTGGATAGTAGCTTTTAGTCTTATGTATAGATACCTGACCACCAGTCATGGTCACTGTAACTGTCTGTGGGAAGACTGCAGGCCAATCATCTGCTCCGGTCTGGCCTTTAATAGCGTCTATCCCAGCATTTTCGGATGGTAGGAAAAATATATGTCTAGTGGCCCCAACTGGTCCTTGGTACCCGGCTTTGATGGTGTATCGTAGATCGCCAGTAACTGTTATAGACCCGCTGGCTGTTACGCTGTAGGTATCTCCTTCTGTATTTGCACCGCCTGTAGAACTGGCCTTAGTCCACTCAATCTCTAATTCTGTAAGCACATCCGGCAAGTTTACTGTTACATACTGTCCTGTTATCCAATGTTTTCCTAGTATGCCTTGCTTGAATGTTTCAATCTCTAGAGTTCTGTTTAAGGTATGTAGTACATCTTTTGGGGTAGAATCGATACCAGTAGTGCCAAGTCCAGTACCGGGTGCTACATAACTTTGTGTGTACGGCAGAACTAAATTTAGTTGGTCATCGTATATCTGACCCGACAAAGTTGCTGGAGTTAATTGTATTTGTTTAGATACAGATTTACCATCACCGAGAGCTTCAAGTTCTGCGGCCACTGTACCAAAAGTTGGGTTGATAACGGCTCCAGTACCATAATTTTCGGTAACCGTGGCTGTGCCGCCACCCAATTCCGAAGTCCATATTTCCCCAGTTAGAGAGCTACTGACTGGTGTGGCCCTAGTCCGAGTCTGGGTACGTATTTTATCTACTGTTACGGCCTGTACAGTTTTTGAAAGATCATCAGTATCTAGAACTGGCTGAGTAGCTGTACCTGCGGCAGTTTCTTCTGTTACTAAATCTTGAAGTAGAGCCCTAAACTTAACTGGTGTTACATCTTCTTTAGATTTAGTAAACGACTTCTGAGCAAATACAGTCGGTACGGTGACAATGGTTTTAACCGTTCGACCATCCCCAAGCTCTTCAATTTCCCCACTTACTAAAGTTGCACTAGTGGTAATTGTTTGAGTACCTGCGGATAATGTAATAGTACGTGTACCCAACTGTCCTTCGTTTGTAACTACAGATTCTGATAGACTGTTTGAAGTGGCTGTGTACCGCTCCCTGACTTGCGTGCGTTTTTTATCGACAGTTATCTGTTGCTCAGATTTTAAAAATTCAGATACGCCCAATGTGGTGGGCATTGCAGCCGTACCGCTAACTGTCTGTTCGGTAAGGGTCTCATTTACGTTGGCGCGGAATTTAGCGGGTGTTAAGTCTTCCTTGGATTTGGTGTACGAGGATTCCCCGAATACCCCATCCACTACAGTAGTGACTTTAATGCTGCGACCATCGCCAAGATCGGTGACCTCGCTAGACTCGACGAGTGGGCCCAAGTCAGCTTGTTGCTGTCCCAAATCCAAGGTACTGGTAGTCGTGGCTGTCTGCCCAAGTCTTGTCCTAGACTTCTCAACTATTGTTAGCGGGTATTCCGGGGCTGGGCGCGACCTACTAGATACTTGTTTTAGGTACAGTGTCTGCTGCGTCTGGCTGGCAGAGATATCTTCTGTGGCAAGTGTTGGCTGAAGTGCCTGACCTTCCACGATCTCACTGGTCTCGACATCGGGTATGGCCGCACGAAACTTCTGCGGGAGCATGTCAGGACGCTCGGCACTAAAGGTCTTGCGGCTGAATATGCTGGGGAGCGTGCGGATCTGCTCCGTCAGCACACCGACATCCTCGCTCTGGATAGTGAACGACCGCAGCGCGGATGTTGTGGGCGTGCTGTACCCAGTGGTTGACTTGCGCTGGGACGTAACGGTGATTACTTGACCAGCCTCATTGGTATCGTAGCTGGTTATTACTGGCCCCGGAAGGGTCTCGAATAGCCGACTTACCTGAAGGTACAGGCTATTTAGCTCGCCATCGGCTGGCTTGGATTCCTCATTCAGCAGCAACGCCCCAGCGTCTTCGGGATCGACTGAACCATCGGGAAGCGGGGCATACCCCTCACGTGGCACGATGTACGATCTGACGTAGATCGGATGCGCCAGACTGCCGCCGCTATACGTGATAGCCTTGTTGTAGGCATCTTGGTTCACCCGATCCGTGGCGTATACCCTGCGGACAAAGCGATCGTCTTCGAGTGGTGCTTGGCTTACCAACTTAGCCCCGGCGAACCTAGTCTGGTCTGGGTAGGGCGTGCCGTATTCGAGTGGCTTGTAACCCGGAAGCCGGGAATCAACATCCACTGTAACCACAAGATCCGTCAGGATCGGAGTCGGGAATGACTTGATCGGCGTATCTGGTGCTACTGGACGTTTTTGAGCCATACTACGATTTATCCACTAGAACATAGGGGATCTGCTTGATGTTTGCACGCGCCATCTCCGACTTCACGAGTTCGTAGAACCCGCTCCATTGTGTAGGTGGTATCGTCTGACACCCCAAAGACGAGGTAGTGGTATTAGATCCCCTATGGATGTTAATCCCAAAAAATCCAGTATCGTCTCCCTCCTTGACCCGCGACACCGTTACAGGAGCGGCCTGAACCAACGCAGGATACTGACGGCTTTTGGCCTTACTTAGATTGTGGATGCCCAGCTTGTACTGCCATATTCCAGCCTTCAGCCTAGCCACATGGGGCTTATAGATCGAAGGATCCGTGTTGGCGTTGAACGAATAATACCCGTTGGCTGAAATAAGAAACATCGCGTCATCGTAGACATTGATGTTGTTGCCGCTCGGGGCGAACGTCTCACTGTAGTATCCACGCACACCGACCAAGGTCACTGGAGATTCAAGATCCTTGAGTAGAGACTCGGTGACATTGCGCGGCTGTTGCGGTTTTGATTTTGGAAGTATGGCCATACTTACCAGTTTTTGGTTATTTATAAGGTGGGGTTAAGGAGCGATCAGTCCAAGCGATTTCAAATGCGCTACAATATCCGAAATCGTGTATGCGTTTGTGCCTGTGCCACCAGTGAATCTACTGTCTGCGTGAACGCCATTTGCGGGGCCGTTAGCAGTAAATCCGTTGGTGGTAACTCCTGTTGAAGATGGTCGCGTAATAGGAGTTTGATTGTAAAAACCAAGGAGTTGATTCGTCGCTGTTCCAATCTTTGTTCCGTTTGTTGTGGACAGAACAATGTTGTCTCCATCGCCAAAAGTTAGATCACTTGAAAGAGTCAGCGAAGAAAATGTAACGCTATTCGTGGTTCCAAGACCAATCGCCGTACGGAAGTTGATGGCGTCAGTATTAGTCAAAGCTGACCAGCCCAAGCCGAGGTTGGTGCGAGCTACCGCAATGTCGGCAGTTCCGAGACCGCCATTGGTTAATGGTATGATTGTGTTTGTTACATAACTAGCCAGCCCTATTGCGGTGCGGAAATTAGCTGGATCAGTATTCGTGAGGGCAGACCAACCCAGACCGAGGTTTGTGCGGGACTGTGCGGAATTCACGGTGGTATTTGTACCAATAAACTTCAACGGTACATTCAGTTCCAAACCCCCTGTGCGGAACACAACCCTATCCGAAAGGGCATTGGTTGCGACACCACTGGCGAAAACAAATTTGTATAGACCGTCATTACGGGCGTAGAAACCACCATATTCGCCACCCGAACCTGAACCTAGGCCCATCTGCGAGAAATTAACTGGGTTATCGTTCGTAGCTGCTTGGAACTGATACGTGTTGGCGACAATGGCTTGAGATGTATTCGATACCGATAGACCCCCAACGGCTGTAAGGAATGTGTTGCCGTCCGTATTGGTCAGAGCGGACCAGCCGAGTCCGAGGTTGGTGCGGGTAATGGAGGCAGCATTACCTGTGAAAGTAATACTGCTTGTATACGCACCAACGCCACTTAATATTTGGACATTCCCAATCGAAATTCCTGCGGCAACCATCGACCATCCTTGGGATCGATTGGTGCTTGTGTAGAGGCCGACAGAGCCTCCTGCTATTGTTGTTAGACCACCCAAGGTGGGATCTAGCACATTAACTGCCGCAAAATCAGGCGAGTTATTTGATCCTAGACCAATAGATGTACGGAAATTAGTAGCATCAGTATTGGTCAGAGCGGACCAGCCGAGTCCGAGGTTGGTACGGGCAATGGCAATATTGGTAGTTCCCAAACCACCATTTGTTAGGGGAATAGTAGGGTTGGTTACGTAGCTAGCGAGTCCGATAGCTGTACGGAAATTGGTGGCGTCAGTGTTAGTTAGCCAAGTCGCGCCGAGGCCGAGGTTGGTGCGGGATTGAGCGGTAAGCGCGCTATTAGTAGAATAACCCACAAGCGTGACTGAACTTTGCGGAAGACTAACCGTGATATTAGAAGTTGCGGCTCCAACAAAGGTGGTGCGGGTTCCGCTAACACCCAGTTCAAGAGTTCCAGTTCCGCGAGTGTTTATGGAGCCGCCGCCATCGTAGGTGCTGATTGAGCCGCCATCATCGGATCCCCCACCAGACATATTTAATGTTCCACCAGAAAAACCATCGACACCGATGGAAATTAAGCTACCACCTTGGCCCTCAAGATAGCCGCCGTCTAAACTTATTGATCCTGCGTTTCCACCGTCACCCCAATAAGCGTTGCCACCAACCATTGAAATCGTTCCGCCACCTCCTCCTGACCTGTTTGGATCCGGAAGCTCAACAATTCCATCCTGATTAGAAATACTGCCTGCCTTAATGTTGGCAATCCGCGCATCGTTTCCTTGGCAAAAAGTATTGGTAGCTGTGCCAAAACTTGTATTAGTCAGAGCCGACCAGCCCAAGCCAAGGTTTGTACGAGCTACTGCAATATTGGTAGTTCCGAGACCGCCATTCGTGAGCGGAATGGTAGGATTAGTCACATAACTGGCAAGACTGATGGCCGTGCGGAAGTTGGTGGCGTCAGTGTTAGTCAGAGCCGACCAGCCCAAGCCAAAGTTCGTACGAGCTACAGCGGCATTCGTCGCGCCTGTACCGCCGTTGGTCTGGGGAATGACAGGGTTGGTAGCAAAAGCCTGCAAAGCCAAACCGCTGCGTGCGCTGGCAGCGTTGGCCGTGAAGAAATTCGAGGGATACAGGATAGCCGAGTTATTGCTACTCACCATGACGGTGCGCTGGGCAAAGGCTGGCGCGGCTAGCAAAAGCAGCGAGATAACGGTGGCTTTGAGTTTATTAATCAACATATTCTGTTCCTAGCGCGAGTGCGTTGTATCCGGTACCTGTCACTCTCGCTTCGTGCCAGTTACCTGTATTGAGGTTGCGCAACAGCAACCTACCTGTAGTTAGATCGACTTTATATCTATTCTGTGAAAGTGTAAAGCCTACTGGCGGATCTTCGCCAAGTCCGATTACTGAACCGCCATCTCCACGGATAAGCACGTTGATCCAGTTGCCCGTATCGTCGTTTTTGATCTGTAGAATGCCGTTATTGATGCGGACATAGTCATCGGACAGAGTAGCGATTTCGTCCGCTGGGCCGAGGACCGGATCCCCGAGGGAGAACGCAGCCTCCGCGCCAATACCCTCAACGACGAGTTCCCGCCACTCGGGTCCATCGGCATTGCGGACCACGAGTCCATTGGTGTCGGACAGCCCGACATAGACCCCTGTGAAATCGGCATCGGCCAGCCTATACCCGCTATTCACTAGCTGGTAATCAAACTCAACCTCAGTAACACTGTTGGTGGTAGCAGCCTGTAGGACAGCAAGAAAATCTGCGGATGGGAGATCGTTTCCGGGAGATGCGTCCAGCTTCAACGCACTGCGGTAAGCCCCGCCAATAACCGATACCTGTCCAACGTATGAGGCGATGTTCGGCGTATTCAAATTCGGGATACGGGTAAAAGTAGTCAGACTCCAAAGAGCCTTGACATCCCTGCGCCGAGGACGCTTGGTCAGTAGCTTCAGGGATGTTGTGGGCACGCGCCCACCACTGCTGCGATACACTGTGATTCGCAACGTGTAGATATCCCCGTACTTGTCAGTCCAAGTGGGGAACTCGCGGGGGTCTTCGATCCAGCGGCTAAGTTTTCCGCTATCGAGGTCTAGGGCGAGGTTTTTCATCTTGATATTTCTTTGGTTTCTTACGTTTGATCTTTACGATTTTCGGCAAATCATCCGCTGTATCTGGATCGAATCTAGGCATCTCAAAACTCAACCTCGCCCTTCACGTAGACGGCTTGTACTGGTTGCCTCAAGTTCTTGCCCATTTTCAAAGATATTCGTAGCGATGAGAGAAGTCTTTTCCATGTCGGGCGTGTGTCTATTTTCTTACGTGGTTTGTTGTATTCCAGTACCTTGTCGATAAGTTGATCCTGATTCACTGTTCGACAGGGATCGCCTTACGAACCTCCGTGTAGGTAACTGGCCCCGGAACACCGTCCTGATCTGTGTTCACCATGGCTTGGATCTTCTTTACCCCATCGGTCTGGACTGCGTTGGTGTAGTAGTTAACGACCGAGATGATCAGGGCCACGATGAAAGCCGTGACCTCGCTCTCCTTGATACTACCAGCCAGATTCGGGTCGTAGGACGCCAGACGGGCGACGATTGCGCCAACCGCAACGGCGATGATCGGGGTCACGATCCCACCCATCCGGGATACCAAGAATTTGAGAATTACGTTTTTCATTCTTCGTCCAATTTCAGTTTCTGCACAGCCGACTCAATGGTCAGGCGAATAAGGCTCTCGGTGGCATTGATTCCAAGTTCCGAAGCGGCCATCGTGAGTTTTTTGACTGCGGCCTCACGCTTCTGGGATCCTGTCTTATCGGTATCGGCTAGGGACCGCACGATCTCCAGAGCAATCGGCAGCATTGCGGCTACGCCCGAAGCGAACAACTGCTTCAAGATCGGAAGGTAGAAATTCAGCAAGGCTGTACTGATACCAGATAGTTTAGCGAATAGTGTTTTCATTATTAGTTGCCTCCGAGTAGTTGTCTGATGTTAGAAACTACCACTGTCAGGACTGCGCCTGCTGCGGCAGAGATACCGACGATCCATGACCTATAGTTCTCAAGACGCTTGAGCCTATCGTCATGTTTCTCGAAGGAGATACGGAACGAAGACTGGTTGTCCAAAACGACATCCAGTTTTGTCTCCAAACGTACAAGTCTTTCGAGATCCTCGTTCATAGTTTGTTCAAGTTAAATTATGGATAGGTTACTAGTCAACCACATTGGTGGATTCTTCGGGTGTAGGAGTAGGTATTGCCTCTTCGGTGGATTCTTCGGACGTAGGCGTGGGTGTAGGCTCTTCGGGAGTAGGAGTAGGGGCGGGTGTCGGGCTTGGGGTAGGGGTCGGCAACGGAACCACAACCGCATTAGTCCCATCCCATGTGAATTCACGGGACGGGCTGACGATAGCGCGGGGGCCAGTATCCTGTGCGGCGTCCAACGATTGATTGAGGGCCGTAGCCGTTGCCGATTGGAGTTGGACCAGACCGCCAACCGTTTGTGGGCCAAGGTGGTTTAGGACAGCCGTCAGCCTGTCATCGGGTAGGCTCCAGACGGCGGCGTGTGCGGAGTTCATGGATTGGACGAGCAACTGCCCGTACCATGTGGTTGAGCTTGCTGCACGGCTTATGTTCGACAGGTCAGATTCCAATTGCGTCTGCGGGACGAGTTGTGCGTTGACGGTTGGCGCGAGGGCCACGACTGCGATGAGGATTAGTTTTTTCATAGTTTTACCAGTTGGTTAGTGAGGTTCGCCGCCATGTATTTGAGGAGACGCAAATATAAATATAGTTGTTGGTGTCGTAGCGAATATCGCCAGCAGTGCCCGTGTCGGTAGAATTGGTCGGCGCGGTTCCTTGTAGGCGGTGCTGGGCGTCTATTGTCGTGTAGGCCGAATCATCCGCGAGGCGCACTTGCAATACGGTGTTGGTGCGTTTGAGGGCTGGGAAGTTGGTGGTTGTGCCGCCGAATTGGAAAAGTCCTCCGTAGCTAATTGTCCCTATTGAATAGATATAAAACCCTGTAGTCGAAGCATTGGCCCCTATGCCGTTGCAGTGAATCTGTATTGCTCTGCTTGTGCCATCCGTTGCAAGAGACCCAATACCGCCACGCACTCCAACGCGGAATCGTGCATCGCCAAAATCCATATAAGAACTAGACCCGTCTGTGTATGCCATAGACAGCATACCGTTTGTTGTCATGGTCAAACCAGTTACTCCGTCTGTCTGAAACTGCAACGCCCTAGCCGTCCCGCCGCCAGTGCCCTTTTCCGTGCCAATGGTCAGCACATTGTTCGTCCATGCGATCTTGCCACGTTCGTAATTCGTGGAGTTTGAAAAGGTATTATATATGTTGTAGGTCTGCGGGTTTGTGGTTCGGCGTTGCGCTAGAGTGTCATTAGTGTCGCGAAATAGTCGCAGGTCTGCATTTGCTGAGTATGGTTGCGTTGCGCTTGACCAACCCAAAGACTCCGTAGACGCGAGTTGAACTGCACCAGAGCCAGTGCCAAGAGATGACGCAACGCCAAACGCGACTGAATTGTTAAAATACCATACGCCAGATTGGGCAACAGCAGATCCAAAAGTTGGTGAAAACGTCATCCAACTTGTTCCTGCAATTCCTATTCCAGTGCGGTTTACCGACACTGCGCTAGTCCCGTTGGTCTGAAAATCCGCAATAACTGAACCCGTTGCACTGTTGGAATTTGCTATGTTCACCAGCACTCCAGTAAACACGCTGTTACTATTGCTCCAAGTCTGCGAAATTGTCAGCGCAGGGTTGGTGTTGGTGATTGTGCCGCTGGCAATGGTGAGTTTTGGAATTGTAGAAACAAACGCGCTGCTTCCAGACCCATCGGCAACGAGGAGGCTGTTGGTTGTGGCTGCACCCGAGTAAGGCGCTGGTAGATTGCTGGCCACGGTCACGCCAAGGTTTGTGCGTGTTGTTGCTGCATTGGTTCCAAACGTCAGCGGATTGCTGAACGAAATACTATTTGTAAAGCTCAACGCATTGGTATTGGTCGGGCCGATGACCACGTTGTTTGTGCCGTAGACTAGGTCGCGCACCTGTGCTTGTGATCCGCACATAAATGACATTAAGAACACTAGCGTGATGATTGTGCGTATTAGGCTTCCATTATTGTCGACGGTGATGCGCCAACGGCTTCCGTTGGGTGATTTCATAATTACTCCTTTTGTTGAGTCTGTGACTTCGTAGTCAGATGCCTGTTGAGTGAGCGCGAGCGTTCCGCTAGAATCAGGCAAACTATGAGTCCTGTTTGCGGATAAATTTGCTACATCAATAGTTGATTTTAGTGGGTCTGTGCCTCCAGAGAATGTGACGGTTTGGGCAGAAAGCACCGCTGTTCCATAGCTCTCAATGGGTGCAATTGTGTTATTCGGATTATTTGTATTCCATGTATTAACAATTGTTTGAATGGATGTCGTACCATCTAGTGTTAGTACTATAGCGTTTCCTACTGTTCCAGCACGGGTTGCGTACAAATCAACATATATATCTTCTTCATCTTCTTCGCTATAGTACCAAAATATACTAGCACTTGCGCCATTTCCTGTGCCATTTTTTATGCTTACTGTTGATGTTGCAGAGATGTCGCCACCCACATCTAATGTTGATTGTGGAATAGAAATACCAATACCTACTGCACCGTTGGTGTGAATACTGACTTGTGGACTGTTACTCGCACAAATTACCAATGGACGATAGGAACTGACTGATGTGTTTAACCCTGTCCAAACATACGCATTGTAGACAAAAGAATTTTGCGCCTCAGAAAGCATTCCAGTGTTTCCATTAACAGAACCAAAAAACATTTTACCGCTAGCATTGACCGATCTAGTAGTATCGCTTGCTCCATTAATAGTTAATCCAGCAAAGGTTGGCGAATTGGCAGGATTTAAGGCTTGGGTCGGTATGCGCGAATCATTGCCCTGTGTAGCCGTGCCTGCGGTTGTTCCGAAAGTGACGCTTCCGCCACCGCCCGTTCCCCACTCTGTGTCGTAGTTGGTGCCGCTCTTCTTACGGAGTACTTGGCCAAGGGTTCCGCCTACGGGTACGCCAGCGTTTGAGTTAGCCTTGCCGTCCAGTGCCGTCTGAGTTGCGGTGCTTATGGGTTTATTCGCATCGGACGTATTATCCACGTTGCTAAGGCCGACCATCGACTTCGTTATTCCACCAACCGTGCCCGTAAATGTTGGGGATGCGATGTTTGCCTTTAGGTTTAGCGCGGTCTGAGTGGCCGTGGATACGGGCTTATTAACGTCACTGGTATTATCAACATTGCCCAAGCCTACTGTGGACTTATCTATGGTTACCCACTGCGGGGCCGTTGCCCCTGTATTTACCTTGAGAAACTGACCCGCTGTACCGATGGCAAGTCTGTCGGGGACAGTAGCAGTGCGATATAAAATATCTCCTTGATTGGTCAGGGCGGAAGTTCCGGTCGTACCTTGTATACCCTGAATACCCTGCGGACCCTGAACCCCTTGATCTGAAAAGACGATGTCGTAGGACACAACATCGCCAGCGATCGAGCCAGTTACGGTCTCGGTCTCTGCATAGGTGATGTCGTAGATCTTTAAGTTCACAGTGCTTTTGTGGGCACGGACACTAGATCAAAGGTTCCGGAGACCAGCGTTGTCCGTGTACCAGAAGCCGACTTCGCCTTGATTCCCCGGAAGTAGGATCCGGGGATCATTAGCTTATCAGCAGAAATTGAAAGAGTAACCTCCCCCGAGGTGGGGTTGGTTGCTGTATACGCTTTATGGAAATACGCATCTGAGTCATCCCAAGTGAGATCCTTGGTGATTGTTACCCAGAATGTCCAACCTGTAAGATTGCGTGGCGATCCATCCGTATCCTTGATGGTAACGACAACTGACCAATCGTCGCCGACTGGGTGGGTCACATTGTCAACGATATATGGATAAGTAGCCACGAACTACATCATCATCTTTTTCTTCGGGGCTGGGGCAGCGCGGCGTTCGACGGCAGCAAGAAATCCACCCTTGGACATATCTTCGCCCTCCATACCAGCCTCTTCAGAACCGCCTTCGGCCTTATCTTCGGCCATGTCATCCTGTTCACCGACAGGCATGCCATCAACCTCTTTGAGGTAAAGTTCCCCACCTTCGCCAAGCTCGACAGTGGCCATGACCTCAAAGGTATCTCCGGGGTTTACACCTTCGGGAACTTCCATTCCTTCGGGGGCTTTAAATTCGATCGATTCGTTTTTCATATCTTCGCACCCGCAATCACATCCTTCAGAATGTTTGCCACCCCCGCTATCGGGAGAAATTGCTATGACAAGTTGCATTTTATTGGGTTGGGGAGAGGAGCTACCGAAGTAAACTCCTCCCCCCACCAATGATTACCGATTAGGAGCAATAGACCAGCGATCCGGGCAGCAAGCTGTTGCCGCAACGCAGGTGCATTACTGCATAACCCCATTCAGGACGGATCGGCTTGGATCCAGCGGAGAGAACTCCACGGAAGAAACCGATGGTGCCATCTGGGTTGATATCGCGATCGCGAATGTTGAGCCACTTGAACTCACCACGATACGAGACTGGATCGAAGCTCGTGCTTCCACCGGGGCTCGTGATCGGGCTCGGGATAACGCTGTGGTAGACATCCTTGTGGAACACAATGGACACCTCGTACTGAGCGTTCTCGTAAGCCGGGTTGATGTTGAACTCATAGCTCGAACCAACGGCGGTCTTGAGGTACGGCTGAACTTCCGTATAGGTGCTTCCGTTGAAGGTGTACCGGGGCATGAAATCATCGACGAGATGATAGAAGCCCTTGTAGGTACGCTCGACACCGAGAGGAGCCAACAGGTCGTTAGCCTTCGTGCTGTAGCGATAGTCATCGCGATCACCAGCCAAGTTGTGGATGAGATCGTACGAGGTTTCGCTGGAGCAGATCAGACCAAACACCGGGGTACCGTTCTCACGGCCCAGAGGTTCGTTGCCAGCACCATCACGGATAAGGGTCATACGAACCTTATCGAGGATCGGCTGCGAGAGCCTGCTGGTAGGAGCGGCGGCGGGGAAGTCGTACTGCAAGGTACTTCCGTTGTACGCGCCTTTGGTCATCGATTGGTTGGCCAAGATCTTGTTGGAGACCAAACGAAGATACTCGTCGCGATACCGCGCCTGCCAAGCCCAAGAAGTATTCTCCGTAAGGATACGGAAGATATTGCTGAGTTGGTCTTTGCGGCGGAACGAGAAACGAAGGTCGTTAACGCAGATCGGGGGCGACTCAATAGCACTCTGCTTCAGGTTGTAGGTCAGAGTCTTGTTGTAGAAGTTGACCGTAGCCGTGGAAGGCGTACAACTACCGCCGGGGGTCGAGTTGCTGTTGAAGGCAACGTCAGTCCACGTAAGTTTGTTGTCCGAAGTCTCCGGCAGTGAACGCGAGTACAGCAGCGTGGAGATAGAAGAACCCATCTCGTCGGGCCACGTGTCTTGCACGATAAGCTTCAACCACGGTGAGGTGTTGAGCGTTTTGTTATAGATATCAGGGCCAATGCGTCCGCTTTCAGCCGCCAGCCATGAATTGATATTTGCATATGCCATAATTAAATCCTCCTTGGATAATTAAGGTTTGTGGACAAATTTGACTCTACTTCACACGAAGTAATGTCTCCTCTATCCGTTTTAGTTTTCAATTCCCACGCGAGCCAACGTGAGGACATGACTTTCGTCACATCATTTTTAGCTCTGGCTGGATTTTAGAACGGATATTCACTCCGAGCGGGTTGTGGTAGTTTTAGTTCGATACCAACGAACAAGTGCAGGCTAGCAAGTACGTATAGCTAGTCAATATAAAATTCATTAGAAGTTAAATCTTTTTTCTACGGCATCTAGAAATCCGCCGATCTCTTGTTTCTGCGGACTCGTGTCAGTATTGCCGCTAACCTTGGGCGAAGCCTTCTTATACTTGCCGAGTGCCTTCTCCATTTCGGCTAGTTTACCCGTTACTTCCTCGTACCGTTTGGCCAGATGCGGCAAGACCACTCCAGCGTAAACAGCGTATGCCCTCTCATCGGGACTGGACTCAAGTAGGTCGACTTCACCGCCAGCGGACTGGGCCTCCTTGATCACATCGTCGCCAAGCGAACTGATCAGCGGATTGGTAGCAAAGGTCTTATCCCAAGTTTCTGAAGCGATCTTTGCGCTCTCTTCCTTGTACCATTTCTCCTCCTCCAACTCCTGTGTCTGTTGTTTCTGTTCGATCTCGGCCATGGCCTTGGACGCATTCTCGCGCAGAAAGTCGCGGCGTTTGGAGACTTCTGTCAGGTCATCGGCCATACGATAGAGGCGAACACGATCGCGTTCACTGAAATCTGAGGCCAACTCGGTAAGGGCTTCAGACGATCCGAGACTCTCCTGTCTAAGGGCTTCGACCAGCTTGTCGGCGGTGACCTCATAGCGTTCAGCGATAGAGACCGCCGAATCCAGAATAGCCTGTGTGGGTTCCAAAACGGCCTGCTTATACTGGGGCGAAGCCTCGATACGAGCAACGGAGATCTCCTGTTCGTATTCCGCGAGTTTGGCCTTCATCTCTTCCATCTGGGAAACAGTCTCCGGACTCTGACCGATCTCACTCAGTTTGGCTTCGCGCTCGGCCAGTGCCTTCTCCATCTCGGCGACCTTGGACTTATAGGTCTTCAGTTCTGTCTTTAGCTCTTTGAACTTTGCGCCAGCGGAACCAGTCATGGACTTGGTTTCTGCTTCATCGTCTTCTTCGGTGGACTCCTCGGTAGTCTCTTCCTTCTCCTCTACAGGCT